GTGACTCGCGGGACTACGTGGAGCGCATCGTCAAGCAGCAGATGGCGGCAGTGATCAAGCCATTGGTTGCGCAGTTGGCTGACATGGAAAAAGCGCTGGCGCGTGTGAAGGACATCGACGCCAAGATACCAAAGCTGGAGAAGTCGGCACAGGTGATGGACATCAACACCCAGCGTGGACGGGAAGAGCAGTTCCTGCGCGCGGAAGTCCTCCCCTATTTCCCCGATTTCGAAACCGTTCGCGTCACGCCGGAGTGGAAGGAGTATCTCTCGCGCGACACGGGCAAAGGTTACCCGGTTGGTATTCTCCTCAAGACGCACCGCGAGCAAGGTGATGCGCAAGGCATCCGTGCTGTGCTCGGCGCGTTCTACGACAAGCGTACGAAGCCCTCCTTGGATTCTCTGGCGGTCCCTGCCAAGTCCGCCGCCGACGCACCCTCTGCCAACGCCCCCGCCAAGATGAAAGCGTCCGAGTACAAGGCGAACTTGAACTCGTTCATCAAGAAGCGGATGGTGAAGCAGGATTGGGATGCGTACCGTGCCCGTTGGGAGGAAGCTCTCAACGCAGGCAATGTCGAGATGGATGTCGAACTCCGGTAACCAATCCCCAAGGAGCAACTTACCATGGCCCTGCCCGCAGCATCTGGGTACCCACAATACTCGGGCTCCCTCATCCCCCCGATGTTCTCGTCCAAGTTGGTCGAGCAGTTCTACTGTTCGTCGACTTACGCCGACATCACCACTACGGAATATTCCGGCGAACTCAACAAGTGCGGCGATCAGATCACGTTCTTCCGCTCGCCACGCGTGCGCGTACGGCGCGGCCAGAAGGACTCGACGATCAAGCACGACACGATCGATACCTGCCCGATCACGATGGTGGTCGACAAGGAACTCGAATTCTCGGTCAAGATCGCCAAGGTCGACGTCAAGCAGATCTGCAACTGGGACTCGTGGCAGACGGCGCTCTTGAAGTCGGCGTCGTACAACATCGGCGAGGCGATCGACGCCGAGCTTCTGGCCAAGATGTACGTCGAGGCCGACCCCACCAACAAGGGTGCAACGGCGGGTGTGCGCACCCAGTCGTACAACCTTGGTGAAGTCGGTGCGCCGGTCGAGCTTACGTCCGACAACATCTGGCAGTTCCTGACACAGGTCGCAGGCGTGCTGCGCGAGCAGTGCCTGCCGATGGAAGACCTGTTCATCGTGCTGCCCGACGTGGCGCTGCCGGTCCTGCTCAATTCACCGATGCTGGTGAACAACGCGGGGCTCGCGGGCGCGTGCTGCGAAGTCGCCAGTAATGCGATCCTGAACGGGAAGATTCCGCAGAAGATCGCAGGCTTCGACATCTACATCTCGCACAACGTGTTCAGCACGCTCGACGGCTCCGACGTGATCTACGAGATCGTCGCGGGCTGGCGTGGTGCGACGGCGTTCGCCATGCAGATCGAGGAGACGCGGATCATCGACAACGACAAGGACTCGTGGGACATCTACCTGCAGGGCATGACCGTGTACGGTTCCAAGGTCATCCAAGCGGAGGGTCTTGCGGGTGGCTACGTTACGTTCGGCTGACCCACACCTCCCACGAAAGGAACCTTGAATCATGGCTGAATATGACCTGTTCATGGGTGGACTCGCAGGCAACACCGACAATTGGATGGTGCCGCAGAACACCCCTTGCATCATCGAGGGTTACGCCGATCACCAGCGCTCCCGCGATTATTCCGTCGTACGCCAACTCAGCTTCTCCCCACGCGTACCGTGGGGCGGTGTCGACGCTACGGTTGATCAGAAAGACTACTGCTGGTACCAGAAGCTGCTGGAAGACGGCGACGATATCGAGGTGGGGGACTTCCTCAACCTCATTGTCATCACGCCTTACAGCCGACTGGAGTTTGTCGAGTTCAATGTCGTGACGCCGAAGACCGGGCTGGTGATGACGGCGGTGCGCCGCTCGGGCATTTGCCCGGGTTCGCCTGCTATCGCAACGGTGGCGTTGACAGCGGCATCGAACTCGCCGCTGGCGGTGAACGCGCTTGGCGCGACGGAAGGGATCTTCTTCAGCACGCGTATCGACTCGACGCTGCTGGAGCATTCGTTCGTGTCGCTGGAAGTCACGGCGGTCCCGGGCGGTGGCGAGAACGCACTGTCGAACCTGTTCATCATTGCGCAGGCGGAAGTCGTCGACTGGGGCTCGTACGATTTCAACGGCAACGCGTAACCGAGTACTTGTAGTGGGGAAGTGACTCAGACGGTGGGGGTTCCGAGCCCTCACCGTCTTTCTACAACCAAGGAGTGGGAATGCAAACGGCACAAGAGGTGGGCAAATATGTGACCGACGGGAAGAAGGTCTACCCGTACAACGCGCATCTGGATGATCTGGTCAAGAACGGCACGCTGCAGTACTGCGAGAAGCCGACCAACGTGAAGAACTCACCGAAGCCGGTGTTCCGCTCCCCGATCACGTACACGCCGGAGGAACGGCTGGAGATGGCGCGCAAGCTCGGTATCACGTTGGGCGAGTTGACCAACATGAGCCCGCAGGAGTTCGAGACGGCACTGGCCGATATCGCGGCCAAGGACGCAGCCCCTGCTGCGCCCGTCGTCGAAGTCAAGGAAGGCTTTCCGACTTAGCCATGGCGCTCGTCGCAAGCTCCCTGTTCCGCGCGGCCTCGTACGAGCTTGCTGATCTCGACTATGTGCGCTGGACCAAGGAGCATCTTGCCGAGTACCTGACCGATGCGATTGCGGTAGCGTCGGCGCTGAAGCCGACGTTGTTCTCTGTGTTCGAACCACTCCGGCTGGCCATCGGCCCGCTGCAGGCGGTCCCGGGTGAGTTCACCGAACTCATCGACATCCTCTACAACCTCCACCAAGACGGCACCCACGGCGAACCGATCAGTCAAGGTTCGTTCACTGCGGCCCGTGCGCTTGGCCGATCTGCGTGCACGCCCATCAATGGCGCGAATTACGTGGTTCGGTCATACACCGTACACCCCGAGAACGATACCTACTTCATCGTCGATCCGCCTGTGCCTGCAGTGGAGCCGTTGCCGATCGTGTGGGCGCTGTTGCGGCGTGCTCCCAATGTGATCACGGTCGAAACCGATGGTGTAGTCATGGCCAACACTACGCCGGAGACGTATCGAGCGGCATTGTTGGACTGGATGCTGTACCGTGCGTTCGCCACCGACACCGAGTCGTCCGACTCGTTCCAGCGGTCGCAGGCGCACTACAAGGCGTTCTATCAGTTCCTCGGGTTGCCACCGCGTGACAAGGATGCGGTACCAGTTGCGGCAACGACCCGGGAGACTGCGAGTGGCTCGGCCAATCAATGATTTCGTCCAGCTAGCGCGCGTCAAGGGGCCGTTCGGCGCGGCACAAGCCGACGCCGAGGAGTCTGTCCGGCAAGCGTTCGTCGAGTTATGCGAGCGCGCGGGCGTGTGGCGCGAAGAGTTCGAGTTCCTGATGCAGGACGGGGTGCCCGACTACCCCATCGACGTGCCCGAGCACACCCGGTTAATCTGCATCAGTGAAGCAGATATCGGCGGCACCCGCTACAGGGCGTCGATCAACTCGCTGATGTGCCGGTGCGGCGGCTGGTTCGTGTCGGTGCCCGACAACAAGACGGTGTGGATTCAGCCGACACCGTACCCGGCGTGCGAGACGTGGACCAAGCTCACGGTGTGGGTGGCTCCGCTGCCGGAGTGTTGCGAGTTCCCCGATCTCCTGTACGCCGAGTACGGCGAGACGATTGCGTTCGGCGCGGCGTCGCGCCTGCTGCAGACGCCGAAGCAGGAGTACACCAACCAAGGGCTGGCCAATCGCTGCTTCAACCTGTTTGAGGCGGGCATCACGCGCGCCAAGAACAAGCGCTCGCTGGAACGTACCACCGGCCCGCTGCTGATGCGAGGGAGCTACTTTTGAGTCTCTGCCAACCTTGCGAACAGATCAATACGTGGGTGCCGCCACCGCTGTACCCGGGGGCGACCGACGCCAGCAACGCAGCGTGGTGCATCCCCCCGTGCCGTTCGTGCGGGTGCCTGCACCGTCGTTACGCGAACAACGACTACATCGAGATCACGCCACTGGTGCGGAAGACGTTCATCCGCATGCTGCAGAGCATGGCGATCCCGGTGCAGGTGAACCCGGCGCGGATGTTTGCGTACATGGAGATCCGGCTGCGCGGGTGCGAGACGCTGATCGCGCGCTACGAGACGTTCCAGCGCACGCTGGATGGCTACCTCGGCTTCTACTGGGATGCGACGTTCACGGGTGCCAATCCGGGGTTGTACGTGGGCGACGTGTACATCGACTGCTGCTACTGCTTCTCGGTGAAGTTCCGCATCCCGCGCTGCTCGATCGTGGCGGTCGAGGATTGCGGCTACGGTGAATGCAGCATGCTGGTCACCGTGGGTGAAGGTGTCGTCGGCGGGCTCGAATGCGAAGTGGTACCCCCGGCGTCGGAGTGTGGGCTACCTGCGCCCTATTTTGAAACGACGGACCCGGCAGTGCAGAACCCGCCGGAAAACTGCAATCTGTCCTGCTCGCCACCGTTCATGGCAGTTGGTGACGGCATCATCGGGGATATCTGATCATGGCTCTCGTCGTTCCTAATTTCGCCCGCACCACACTGCGCGCAGCGATCTCGCCATCTAGCCTGCAGTTGCTGCTGGCGACCGGGGGCGGCGCGTACTTCGAGATCGGCACCGGCAACTACATGTACATCACGCTCGAAGACGGGCAGTCCGTCGAGATCGTCAAGTACACCAGTACCGGCGCGATTGTCAACGATACCCTCACTGTCGAGCGCGGACAGGACGGCACCACCGCCAAGTCGTTCCCGGCGGGTACCTGCGTGAAGGTGGCGTGGAACGTGCAGCAGCTGCAGGACCTGATCACGCAGACGTTCATCGACCTGTTCAATTCGTCGGTGCTGCCGCCGAACACGATCCAAGTCAGCAGTGCGCCGGTCGCAGCGCCACCTGCGAATGTGATCTATGCGGTGTGGTATGCGCAGAAGCAGTTCTGGTACTGGAACGGCACCAGCTGGATCGAGCTTGGCAATCCGCGCAACGGCGTGCTGGCGGGTAGCGGCGATCCGTCCGGCACGCCCGACAACATCGTGGCGTTCTATGTCGATCTCGACTCCGGCGCGTTGTGGTACTGGCCGGATGGTGGCCCGTGGCTTCAGATCGCAGGCACCAGCGACAGCAGCGAGGAGTACTGGGTCAAGACGGCACTCGGCGCGAGCCTGTATACGCTGGTGTCGGACACGCAGGTCGAGTTGGGTGTCATCACCACCACCGACCGCTATCGCACGTATCCGAACGGTGTGCCCGCTAACACCATCCTGCAGGTACAGATCCACGGTGGTGCTCCGCGTATCACGTTGCTGGAAGCGGCGGCGATGGAGGTGGCGGTCACGGTGCGCGGTCACTTCGACGGTGCGACGCCGGACTCGGTGATGGAGTTGATCATCACCAACAGCTACAACGATGAGTGGGCGGGCAACTCGGCCACGGTCAACTCGGCGTTCGGCACCGACATCGTGCTCAGTGCATCCACGGGCGTGCTGACGTGGCCTGCGGGCACCTACTTCGACGGCAACCTCGCGTACTCGCAGGGGCTGTCGGGACCGTGGCCGAACTTCATCATCGAGCAGGTGGCAGGTGCATTCCACGTGGTCGAGGCGGGCGTCGGCCCACCCTGATATGCCGAGTATCCGCATCCAGAACATGGGCGGCATCGCACCGAAAGTCTCGGCGCGCTTGCTGCCCTTGTCCGCTGCCCAGATCGCAGAGAGCACCAAGCTGTGGTCGGGAGAGGTGCACGCGTTTCGCACCGGCAGGCCGTTGCCCGATCCGATGCCGTCGGCTCCGGTGCGCACTATCTTCCACATCTCGGAAGCGTGGCTGGCATGGAAGACCGATGTCGACGTGGTGATCGGGTTCACGCCCAACGCACCATTGGGGCGTGTGTATTACACGGGCGACGGTGCGCCCAAGGTGATCGATCAGGTGCAGGCGAAGAACGAAGCGCCGACGCCAACGGGTGCATTCCCATTGGGCGTGCAGCCGCCACCACACGCGCCGATCTGCAGCACCACGACACCGGGTTCGCCGCAGGAAGCGCGTACCTATATCTACACGTTCGTCACGCTGTTCAACGAGGAGAGCGTGCCATCGCCACCCTCGGACGTGATCATCGTGCAGGATGGCGTGGCGGTGCACGTCGACTATTCGGAGTCGAACCCGCCGCCCAACGTCGATCGTGTGCGCATCTACCGCAGCAACGGTGGGCCGTTCGTGTTCGTGAAGGAAGCGATGCAGTTCGTCGGCTTCTGGGACGACGCGGCGACCAACGAGGAGATCGAGGGCAACGAGCAGCTGGTGTCGCAGTACTACTACCCGGCACCGGCCAACATGCAGGGGTTGGTGGGCACGCCCAATGGGTGGCTCGCGGGCTTCTTCGAGAACAAGGTGTACTTCTCGGTGCCGTACCAGCCGCACGCATGGCCCCCGGCGTACGTCAAGTACTTCGACTATCCGATCGTGGGGCTGGGGGTATTCGGCACCACGGTGGCGGTGTTTACCACGGGACCCACGTATCTGGTCGATGGCATGGACCCCGAGAACCTGTCGGTGGATCGTGTGCCCGACGTGTACCCGTGCGTGTCCAAGCGCTCGATCGCAACCGGGGATCGCGGCGTGTACTACGCATGCGCGACCGGGCTCGCGTTCGTCGGCAGTGGCGGCGTGCAGCTGGTGAGCAAGGACGTGCTCGACGAGGACGACTGGAAGGTGTGGCACCCGGACACCATGCACGGCACCGTGTTCGACGGGTACTACTACGGCTTCTTTCGCGGCGATCGGCAGACGTCGAGTCCCAACGAGAACGGCGCGGGGTTCATCTTCGACATCAACGACCGCGCCACCGGGTCGTTCGACAAGGTGCTGCTCACCACCATCCCGTTCTACTCGCCTGCGATCTACGCCGGTCTGAGAAGACGGTGTCGACGTTGTACGAGTGGGATGCAGGCGATGGGCTGGAGCCGTACATCTGGCGCAGCAAGCAGTTCGTGTTCCCCTACAACGTGTCGTTCGCGGCGGGCAAGGTGGTGGCGATCTGCGACGACCCGCGCGAGTGCGTGGTGCGCCTGCTCGACGGTGCATGCAGCACGGTGCTGTTCGAGCGTGCGATCACCGGCAGCAATCCGTTCCGCTTGCCCACGCTGTTGTCCCGTCTCGACTGGACACTGGAGATCGAGGGCTCGGCGGATGTACAGGAGATTCATTTCGCTACGTCGATGCAGGCGCTGACGGAGGGCGAATGAACGAGATGAAGCGCCCCGGTATCCCTGCGGTCGACCACTCGGTTGATCCGAAGGTGCGCAAGGCATTGGCAGCGATCAAGGAAAACGTGGAGATCAGCAACGGCATCCGCACCGGCACGCAGCCGGATGAGAGCGGGTGGAAGCGACGCACGGTGTCGCTGAACATGCTGATCAAGCTCGGGATCATCACCGAGGAACAGGCACGCAGCGTGTGGCAGGAGCCCTGACATGGCTGAAATGGGCGATTGGTTTGC